CGTTGGTCGTGAAATTGGGAAGTTCTTTAATACAAATGATCCATTGGATAAATCACACGGGTTACCTACACCTACTACTCAGGTTGTTTCGAAAGGGCTCTCTGTCACTCAGGAACACCATAGTTACAAACAACAACTACAAGATGAACCTTGGAAAAGGCACAAGTTTTTCAAAGTTATTGATTGACACTGACCTCACAATGGGATATAATACGTCCCATGAGTAAATTTTATACATCCGTGTTGCGAATGGGCAACAACATACTATACCGCGGCTATGAGAATGGACAACAGTTCAAGTTGCGCGTACCCTTCAAACCCAAACTCTATGTTACCGGAAATTCTCCGTCAGACTGGAGAACTCTAGATGGCACCTCTGTCACGGAAATGCAGTTCGATTCCATGAAAGAAGCGACTGAGTTTACAAAACAATATCGTGAGGTTTCTAACTTCAAGGTCTACGGTATGACCAACTACGCGATGCAGTTCATCGCGGAGACTTTCCCCAATAACATTAAATTTGAACGTAAAGATGTTCGAGTTCTCAATATTGATATTGAGGTCGCTTCAGATCAAGGTTTTCCGTCTCCAGATGTTGCGGAACATCCGATAATCTCTATCGCGATTCGCAAGAACGATGGTATGTATTGGGTCTGGGGACTCAACGACTACACGCCCACGCGCGAGGACGTTCTGTTCATTAAGTGTGATAATGAGGACGACCTACTGCGTAAGTTCGTAGACCACTGGGTTGCCTACTCACCGGACATCGTCACCGGATGGAACACACGATTCTTCGATATCCCCTACATCGTCAACCGATGCTACCGAATGTATGGTGACGACACTTTATTAAAACGTCTGTCACCTTGGGGTGCAGTACGTGAACGTGTACAGAAGATCAATGGGCGTGACAATCAAGAATACATCATTGAGGGTATGGAACACCTTGATTATATTGAAATCTTCAAGAAATTTACATACAACACCTTGGGACAACAAGAGTCATATCGACTTGACCACATCGCCCACGTCGTCCTAGACGAACGTAAACTTTCATATGAGGAACACGGAAACCTACACACTCTCTATCGTGAGGACTACCAGAAGTTTATTGACTACAACGTCAAAGACGTGGAGTTGGTACACAAACTCGATGAGAAACTCGACCTTATTTCTCTGGTTCTGACTATGGCGTATCGCGGTGGTGTGAACTACGGAGACACCTTGGGTACCACGAACATTTGGGACTCGATCATCTATCGACTTCTGAATAAGAACAAGATCGCAATCCCACCCAAGACCGAAAAACCGAAGACTCCATATCCAGGCGGTTATGTTAAAGAACCACAGGTAGGATCGCATGAATGGGTCACCTCGTTCGACTTGAACTCTCTATACCCGAACATCATTGTTCAGTATAACATGTCTCCAGAGACCGTTATGGACGGTCTGGTGGACGCATCGGTAGAGTCTTTCCTTGATGGTCAACAGATACAAGGTGAAGGATATTCCCTCGCGCCCACGGGTGTGCGATTCTCTCACGAACATAAAGGCATCATTCCACAGATCATTGAACAATATTACTCTGAACGTAGAATCGTCAAAGATGAGATGTTAAAGTTAGATCAAGAGTATCAGAACAATCCTAACAAGATATTGCAGTATAAGATTACCGCATTAAACAACCAACAGATGGCAATCAAGATCCTAATGAACTCACTTTATGGTGCGTTGGGTAATAAGTGGTTCCGTTACTTCGATCAGCGGGTCGCTGAGTCTATCACGATGGCGGGTCAGTTGGCGATCAAATGGGCAGAGAGGGCCGTTAATAATGAAATGCAAAAAATACTCGAAACTGAAGAAGACTATGTGGTGGCCATTGATACGGACTCTGTTTATATTAGGATGGGGGGCCTTGTTGACAAGTTTGCTCCTAAAAATCCAGTAAAGTTTTTAGACAAGATATGTTCCACTCATTTCGAAAAGAAACTCGCTGAGTCATATGATAAGATGTCTATTGCTATGGGTGCGTATGTCAACCGCATGGAGATGGGACGTGAGGTAATCGCGGATCGTGGGATTTGGATGGCGAAGAAACGATACATCCTAAACGTCCACAACAATGAAGGTGTCCAGTACACAGAACCTAAACTCAAGATGATGGGTATCGAAGCGATCAAATCTTCCACTCCGCAGGTCGTCCGTGATAAGTTCAAGGAGATCTTCCGCGTCATTGTGGAAGGTACTGAGACTGACACTCAAGGATATATTCGAGACTTCCGGTCCCACTTTAAGACTCTGCCTCCCGAAGATGTATCGTTCCCCCGTGGTGTTTCCAATCTTGACAAGTGGATCGACCGTGAACATCTTTTTAAGAAATCATGCCCTATCCACGTTCGTGGCGCGTTGACCTATAACAACGCAATCAAACAGAACGATCTCACTACACGTTATGAAAACGTGACAACCGGAACCAAGATCAAGTTCTGTTACCTCAAACTACCAAACCGATTGGGACAGAATGTTGTATCGTTCCCGCTCAATCTTCCCCCTGAACTCGGTTTACACAGTTTCGTTGACTATGACATGATGTTCGACAAGACCTTCCTTGACCCACTGGAACCGATCCTTGATGCGGTCGGGTGGAAGGCAGAACCAGCCGCAACCCTTGAGGATTTCTTTGGATAATGTGACTTATTACCTAAAAAAAGTCACGTTTAAGTGTTGACTTTCTCTCATACTTTGGTACAATTATACTGTAATTGAGATGAGAGATTGTTATGCGATACAACTACAGTATGGTCAATCCTTCGGTGATGAGTGACTTTAACCAGCAACTGGTTGATGAACTCTTCGAAGATTGGTCTTTAGAAGATACTCCCGAAGCCCTACTCGATGAACAGTTCTGGCGAGATTACCGTAGTTCACATCAAGCTTTGTGTCAAGCTGGTGTGAGTGCGAGTGACCTAGACTCGGATCTGCGTCCGATGTCATGAACCGTGGATACGTCAATAGGTATGTTCGTGATCAAGTAAGCCAACTTGGTGGCATAACCTATCGCAACCCGTCTAAAGGTCACGCTTACTGGCGATGCGAACTGACCAATCAGACCCTTCGTGATGTCGGTACCCCGCGAGACGTTAACAACTTTTATAACGTCTGGAACCAGAAATTGCGCCGACTCAAGAAAGCTCGCGCTGAGTTAGAGAATACATTGTCTACCCAAGATCGGTAATATTACCATAAAAAAGTTTTAAAAAAGTGTTGACTTATTCTCAGAATGCGGTATAATGGGTACATAAAGTCATGAGAGAGGTTGTTATGGGATACAGAATTTTGAACATTTCAGATGAAACCCGCGAGAAGTATCAAGAACGTGTGGGTCTGGAAGGTCCATTTTTCTATGACGGTGATAGAGTCTTGTACTATGATGCACGTGAAGGTGCCTATCTTGATCCCACTACCGACATGTACTTAACCTATGATGAATATCAGGAGTTTGTGTAATGAGTAATTCAATTATTGTTGTTATCGCCACTCAGTTCCGTGAGAACTACGGTGCCCACGATTGGAACGGTGAGGGTTACTGCCCTCAGCACTGGAAGTCCAAGGGTGGCGACACCTATTTCATCTCTGCTTCTGCGGCGGATATTGCCGACTCTCAGTGGTGGGTCGACGTTGAGCGTTCTATCGAGCACTCATCTGCATACTCTGAGGAGTACATCATCTCCGAGTCGGTCGTCGATCTTATCGACTTCCGTGAGGAAGACCACATCGAGTTCTGGGAGTCCGCGATCTGCGCGACGGTAGACTTCGGTCAGTTGTACTGTGAGAAGAAGGCACTCAACTTCGAGAACGAGGTTGTCGGTGTCCGTCGATGGGAACAGGACTCTATGGGTAAGGACGCATGTTCTCTAGAAAATTTTGATGAACCTGTGCGCGAGGAATGGCGCTTCAAAAAAGAGGCGAACCTCTATGGGGACGCTGCATAATTTTATTGACAGGTCTCCATTTTTCTAGTATAATGTGTAGTATTGATGGGAGTACTACATGATTTTATCTAAGAAAGACGCTATGTGGGCGTCTTTACAATTTATCGAATACTTCGAGAACTTCGGACGTATCGACGACTATTTTCGTGCGCGTAAGATTGAACGTGTTCGGAACATCCCTACACCACTGCCCGGTTTTAGTGTAGAGGATGATCTTTTTCAACAGTTCGATTTGCATCCTATGGATATGGACTTTAGAATACAACAACTACCTAACGAGATGTTCGATACCTTATTAGAAAAAACAGCGTCTTTCTCTCCAGATGAATCGCCAGGCAAGACACATAAAATGGTTGTCATGGAGAAGACCACAAATACGATTGTTGGATTCATTCGTTTTGGATCCCCACTGATAAATTCGAAACCAAGAAATGAATACCTTGGGGGTGTTCCAGATCTCGACATCTTCAACCGTCGAGCGATTATGGGATTCAATATTGTTCCTTCTCAACCCTTTGGGTACAACTACCTTGGTGGTAAACTTCTCGCTGCTATCTGTTGTTCACACGAAAGTCGTCGACTTTTAAACAAGAAGTATGATACAGAGTTTTGTCTGTTTGAAACCACATCTCTATATGGTAATCTCAAAGGCGCATCGATGTATGATGGCATGAGACCTTATCTGAGATATAAGGGAGATACACAATCTAAGTTCCTATTGACCTTGGGTGAAGATATGTATCCTCGTATGCGTGATTGGTTCATTGAGAAGAATGGAGGAGAAGAAATCGTACCGAAGGGTGTATCTTCGCGTAAACTGAAAATGCAAACCAAGATGGTTGGTGTTATAAAGTCATCACTCAAAAAACACGATACAAAAGCATACGAGATGTTTTCAAAAAAGATTGCGACTGCGGGTGATGTCACAACACAAAAACGTTTCTACATGTCCGAATATGGTTATTCGAATGTGCGTGACGTTCTTCTTGGAAATACCGATAAGTTAGTCAAGGCGGAGAATTTCGATCGATTTGAGTTAAACAACGTTGTTAACTGGTGGAAGAAACTCGCGACCAAACGATACGAAAAACTGACACGAGAAGATCGAATTAGGCAGACGCTCGAAGTTTGGAACCAAGAAACTATGAACGAGATTGATATCATACGATGAATATTACTATTGCGAGACTCAGATCTTTTGTCCGATATGAAGGACCGTTGCAAACTGTCCTTGATAGTTTTTTTGAAAACTATGTCAAGTGGATGAAGGCTAACCCACAACACAATTACGACACATACAATTGTTCCTTGGATGGATCGACACCTAAACGAACACCAGAGACCATTGAGTGGGCGGATGTCATTGTTATTCCCAGTGATAGTGAGTTCAGATATCACGGTGAGTTGCAAATGAACCCAAAAGACTTGGCGAAGAGTGAGTCACACATTGAGAAGATTGCACCTTACTTTGCAGGCAAGACTGTGGTCATGTTTAGGAGTGATCGGGGAGACACTGAAGAATTGTATCGAAGTTTTTTGCCGGACATCAAACACTTCATCACTATCGATGAGATTGATTTCAGCGGAAACATTCATGGTATGAAATACCATTTTATCCAAAGACTCAAAAATCCGATTACGGAAATGATGTATGAAGGTAAGAGTATTGATTTTGCGTATTGGGGAAGGATGAAACACGGGAACGACAGAGAGAAGACGATTCGTAAAATCTATCGGTCTCAGTTATCGACCGTTATGGTTGGTGGATTTCCTTCTGGTGTGAAGAGACAGTCGAAGTGGATCAAGGATTGGAACAAACTATATCCTATGTTAGAACCCGCCCGTTCGACTCTGTGTTTCAACTGGTTGGATCCTCAAGCAACTACATCGAGATACCCAGAGGCACTATCGATTGGTATGATACCGTTCGTGTGGCAAGACTATGATATTGACAACACCTATAACATAGATCCTTGGCAAAGAGTCCATACGTTTGAAGAACTTGAGGAACGCATCCTTGAGTTGCGAGACGAAGAGGTTTTGAACAAAAAATTAGAGGAGTATAGGAACAACTACTCCAAAGTATTACTCACTGAAGATCAGTATTTTGCCCAATTCTCTAATCGGATGAAAGAATTAAAAATGTGACTTATTACCTAAAAAAAGTCACGTTTAAGTGTTGACTTATTTTCAAAATGCGGTATAATGTGTACATAAAGTTGAGATGAGTTGTTATGAAATGAAATATGAAGCTTACTTATACAGATACACACACCGTCCGACTGGACGGATGTATGTTGGTATCCACAAGGGATTGATCTCCGATGGATACAACCACTCCTCCACTTGTGAGGAATTTAACCGACTCTTGAGAGAGAGTTATGATGACTTTGATTATGAAGTGCTACTTACCGGAAGTTACGGTGCAATGCAAAATGAGGAATATAGAATGCTAAGTGAAACAAATGCGAAATCCAATGTGATGTTTTTTAATAAGTCTAACGGGTCTCCCTCAAGTAAGAATTTCAATATGGAACGTGTCTTGACTCTCGCTGCAGATATCAAGAACATGACCGGAGAACAGGAGATGGCGTCTGAGGTTGGGAAGGTAAAATTCATTCAGGTACGTGCAGAAGATGACTGGACGCACAAACAGAATATCCAGAACGCTATCGATGAAGAACACGGTAACACTGAGAAGTTAAAACTTCAGGCGGTTCTCCTAGAAGGTTACTACGAAGAGGGTGATGACGAATATGGTCTTGATGGTTCTGCCGGTATTGGTGGTAACCACTCTACTCGTGCGACCAATGATTCAAAACACGGTGTTACCCTTGAGGTCATTCGGGTTCCCTTGTCAATGTGGGAAGGTATGACGGATTCGGAAGTTGAATACTTGGGCATGTTGTTGAATGTTCAGGAAAGTAAGATTCAACCAAAGGTTAACCAATCAGAAGACTTTTCTAAGATTGCACAGAGTCTCTACTACAACCACAACATCGACCTAGACTCAGATGCAATGATCCTTGCACTTGAGAAGTTCAACATCACCAAACGTCAAATTAACTCTGCTATAAACAAGGCGAAGAAGTCGATTGAGAAATACGAACTGAGTCTTGTCGGTAAGAAACGGATTGACTGGACACGTGGTGCCCAGAAGAAACATCTTGAAGAAGATATCATCCCAAGTTTCAATAAAGATGGTAAGACCTATGTAGAAGTGATCACCAGTGGTTCGGGTGGTTCAATCCAGACTTTCATGTCTAACTTCTACCGTGCACAACAAGAGTTCGCCTACGAAGGTGCTGTTTGTCTTGTACGTCACCCATCTATCGCTGATTACGAGTCTTGGATTGGTGGTCCGAAGAACATTGTGGATCGTGAGATGTTAGAGTTCTTCATGGAGAAGGCGGGGATTGAGTTTAAAGAGGTTGGTCTAAAACTCTTGCAAGATCAGAAAGAACAATTAGTAGTCGGTTAAAAAAGAGGGGACATTAAGTC